CAATGGAATAGTTCCTGTCCCTCCCGACCATCTTGCCGTAATCAACCTCGCTCCGAAAACTTATTTTAATAATTTTGACCGTTCAATTGAAGAGAATGCTGACCTGCGTGGTTATATGTTTTTGATAGAAGGTGAGGATAAAGATGACTCGTGAATTAAGAATTCTGGTAGGCGTGCCTGGAGTAGGAAAGTCTACTTGGGCGAAGCGTGAAGCGGCATGTCTCGATGCCGATGGATGGTCTACTGCTATCATCAGTCGCGACAAGATCCGTTTCCGCTTGCTCGACGAAAATCCGACCGACGATTACTTTGCCTACGAGAATCAGGTATTCAAGGAGTTTGTTGACGAAATCAATGAATGCCTGTATCTTGGTGTTGATTACATATTTGCTGATGCCACTCACATCTCCTACAATTCGCGTGCTAAGCTGCTGCGTCAGTTGAAGATTGACCCCGACGTCGCGATTCGCTTCGATGTGTTCGACCTCCCTCTTGAAGTGGTACTTTATCGCAATAGTCTCCGTGAAGGGCGTGAATGCGTACCCGTCAAGGCTGTGAAGAACATGGTAGCTGCTTTTAAGACGCCCACTTTCCTCGAAACTGAAGATTGCGGCTTGAAGAATGACGTTTGTATTGTGAAGCACAGTAAGGAGTGAAGCTATGAATAAAATTTTTCTTACCTCAGATCTCCATTTTATGCACGATCGGGAGTTCATCTGGGGTCCTCGCGGTTTCAAGAACGTTCAAGAAATGAACGAAGCGATCGTCAAGCGGGCCTGGGAAGTTATGGAAGCCAATGATGACCTCTATATTCTTGGCGACCTAATGCTCAAGGACGATGAAATGGGCTTAAAACTCATTAACCAGATGCCTGGCCGCAAGTTCATTGTCGCAGGGAACCACGATACCGATAGTCGAATTAATAAGTATATTGAACAGGTGTCTGGCCTCGAAGCGATTCAATACGCAATGAGACTTAAATACAACGGTTATCACTTTTTTCTCACTCACTTTCCTTGTCTGACTGGCAATCTTGAACATGAATCCTTAAAGCAGACCACTTGTAACCTCTTCGGTCATACGCACTCGAAAGATAAGTTCTATCAAGATATCCCTTATATGTATAACGTAGCGGTTGACGCTCATGACTGCTATCCCGTCTCGATCGACGAGATTATTGAAGATATGGAAGCAAAAGTAAAAGAATGTAAGGAGATGCTTTGAACAATGAAGTGCATTAATTGCGGAGGCGCTCCCTGTGAGTTACATCATGTTGTTCCTCTCGCGCTTGGTGGAAATGACATACCATCTAATAAAGTTCCTCTGTGTAGTAAATGTCACGCCCTTATTCACAATCTTAATGCAGACAGAAGAGGAACCAACTGGCGTAATCTACAAGCTGCTGGCATTCACAAAGCAAAAGAGCGTGGTGTTAAGTTTGGTAAGCCATGTAGTAAGAAGCCCGATAATTGGAATGACGTTATTTCTAAATGGCAAGCAGGGGAGATCACAGCAGTAAAGGCTATGGAGCTTACCGGCATGACCAAAACAACCTTTTACAAGTATGTGAAGGTATGGAGGTAGAATAATGCAGAAACAAATCAGAACAATCCAAGTCGCAGCCCTTGTTGCTTCAATTGCTATTGCGGTAATCTCACGAACGTGTTCAGAAATTCTTAAGGAGGATGAAGAGTAATAATGAAGAAGTTTTTAGCAGTAATTATTGCTATTCTTTTAGCACTCTCTCTATCGGCATGCGGACCTGCTGAAAACACCGCTTTGAATGGAAGTGAAGATCTTTCATTCAATACAGGAGCTCCTTGTGTGGCGTATGTTCTCCATGATTCAAAATATAATAAAGACTACATTGTAGTCCGTTTATATGACAATAGCGTTGCTATTACACCAAGATTAAAGTGAAAGGAAAATGATGAATGACACCTATTTACAATGCACGCAAAGAACTTGGCTGGAAGAAGACAGTACTTACGAGTCTCAACCACCTACTCGCCATGTTCGGCGCTACGATTCTAGTTCCAATCCTTGTACAATCATACGGCTTGCCCCTTTCAATATCTACTGCCCTCTTTATGTCAGGAATTGGGACTCTACTCTTTCACCTGTTTACCAAGTTTAAAGTCCCCGCCTATCTCGGCTCTAGCTTCGCCTATCTCGGCGGTTTCGCAACAATAGCAGGAATGTATGAGGGTGTAGATCCTCAGACCAAGTTAGCCTATGCTTGCGGCGGCATCGTAATGGCTGGTCTAATCTACCTTGTCCTTGCAGGTATTGTGTATAAAGTGGGCGCAGATAAGGTAATGAAATACCTGCCTCCTGTGGTTACAGGTCCGGTAATTATTCTAATTGGCTTGACTTTAGCGCCGAGTGCTGTAACGAATGCGGCAATGTGTTGGCCCCTGGCTCTTACTGCCCTTGCCATTATCGTAATCTGTAATATTTATGGGCGAGGTATGGTAAAGATTATGCCTATCCTTTTAGGTGTAGCTGGTGCGTATATCGCTGCAATGATAGCGCAATACTTCGGAGTAACCAATGTTGATGGAAGTCCTCTGATTACACTTGCGGCAGCCGCCTCTCCGGTCGGTTTGCCAGACTTCGTGCTCGCCAAGTTCGACATTTCCGCAATTCTCGTAATGGCGCCCATCGCTCTAGCTAGCATGATGGAACACATTGGAGATATTAGCTCTATCTCTGCGACAATTGACCGCCCCTTGCTCAGCGATCCCGGCCTACATCGTACACTCATGGGTGACGGATTGGCAACTTCCCTCGCCGGTCTTTTTGGCGGACCCGCAAACACCACCTATGGCGAAAATACTGGCGTTCTCGTTCTCAGTAAGGTTTATGACCCCTTCGTAGTGGAGCTTGCGGCGATATTTGCCATGCTCATAGGATTCCTGCCACCGGTCGCCGCAATTATAGGTTCTATTCCTACCGCAGTCATTGGTGGTATCTCCTTCATCCTTTATGGTATGATCTCTGCTATTGGTGTCCGTAACCTAGTAGAAAGCAAGACGGATCTAAAGGATTCTCGCAACCTTATTATAATTGCCGCTATCTTTGTGTGCGGACTCGGGTTTACTAATGGCCTCACATTTAGCATCGGTTCTACTCCGATCACGCTTACTGGGCTCGCTATAGCGGCGGCCGCAGGCACTATTCTAAATGCGGTTTTACCTAACGAACATAATAATTAAGGAGAAAACAAATGATTGGTGTTATTATCTTCTTCGCGGTTCTCGCTATTGCACTCAATATCACCTTTGGTATTCTGAGTAAGGAAAAGCCGTCTATGGACGACTATGATAAGCGGCTGTGCCACAAGTTCAAGCGCATTCGTTGGATTGCCACTATTGTTCCTACGGTCTTAATGGTTTTAATTATCGCTTTTGCCGGTATCAAGATCATCGACTCCACCACCGTTGGCGTCGTAAAGACTTTCGGCAAGATTGACCACAGTATTTCTGGCGGTCTGAATTTTGTCAATCCGATTACCGACACAGTTACGACATATGACTTGAAGGTCCAGGCTCATGAAGCTTCCTTCTCGTCTTACACTAAAGATGCCCAGCCCGTCACCGGCGCCATTGAAGTTCAGTATTCTCTGAACCCCGCGTACATCCTTGATATCGCGCAGGAATACGGTACAATCGAGCAGCTTCAGGCGAAGCTCGGCAATACCATCGAAGAGCGTACGAAAATCGTCTTTGCTCGATATGGTGCGATGACGCTGCTGGAAAACCGCTCTAGCCTGTCCGCAGAAGTCACGGCAGAGGTTAAGCAGCTTGAAGAGCAGTTTAACGTAAAGTTCAACCAGGTTATCGTCCGCGATATCGACTTCTCTGATGCGTTCGAAGCTTCTGTTGAAGCTAAGATGGAAGCGGAGCAGGCTGCTCTGAAGGCCGAGCAGGAAAAGAAGACCGCAGTTATTAAGGCTGAGCAGGAGCAGGAAGTCGCTCGTATTGCTGCTCAGGCAAAAATTGCCGCCGCTGAAGGCGAAGCCCAAGCTTTGAAGATTACGCAGGAAGCTTTGGAGCAGATGCCCGAGAAGTGGATTCAGCAGATGTACCTCGAAAAGTGGGATGGCAAACTGCCCACCTACATGGTTGGCGATGGCACTAGCATTATGCTTACGCCTTCTCTTGGAGAGTAATATAATATAAATATTAACCCCTCGGGATTAATCCCGAGGGGTTTTCTTATACCCAGAAACCGCGAACGGCCGAGTTCCCAGTTTTCACACGCCACCAAATTTTTTCATCAAATCCCTAATAAAGTTGCTTTTTCTAAAAACTTATGTTATACTCAAATAAAAGAAATAATAAAGGAGACTTGAAACAAAATGAGTGTCATTGCAGCTATCTACAATGCCCCCATTGTAGGTAAGGCAGTTCTACCCGAGGCTGGCGAAGTAAGCATCATTATTCAGTATCGTGGCCGCATATACTAGGGTGTTGCGCTCCTCCACCCCGAAGACAAAGACTTCTTTTCCGAAAAAGTGGGAAGCAATATCGCATTAGCCCGCGCTCGTATTGAAGCTCTATAGGATGCACTATATGATACATAGGCAGAAGCACAAATAAAACAACAAATGCTCTATGAAGTTATGCGTTTTGGGAAATATCAAAATCAAAATGATACATATGACCCTACTCAAATGTTTCGTCAAAACGCCAATCGTGCTTTGCAACGAGTAAAAGCCCTTCAATCTGCTCTTGCTCAAGAGCGTGCGCACCTTAAAAATTATCTTTTTAACCACGGAAAAGCGATACAATCATTCAAAATACATAGGGCAGAGCCAAAGGACGAAACTGAACAATAAAATACCTCTAATTTTCAAATAAGGTTAGAGGTGGTAAATTATGGACAACTTACTTACCGGCTATCTATTTACTATCATAGCACTTTCTCTAGCTGATGGAGTTAGTGGTATAGTTAGTGCTGCGGCAGAAAATCTTAAAGCCACAATAAATCTTAGCACTGCAAAGAAACAAATCGAAATACAAAAACTTGCAGATGCTCAAGAGCAGAATGGCGGCATGAGCCGCGCCGTAGGATTTGCAATTCCAGAAGAAGAGGATGATGAAGAAGATGAATTTGAAGACTAGCCCTGACATAAGATTCTACGATACTTGTTCACTATTGTTGGCAGGAGAATAGTTATTTGAGCGGGGAGAAAAATTCTTAGTATCTTCCATTACATTCTCTGAGCTTGAAAGAATAAAGACAGCCAATAATAAAGATGCTGATGTAAAATACTCAGCACGCTTATTACAACGTCTCTTTGAGAAATATCCAGACAACTATACTTTAGTTATTCACACCATTGATAACGAAAATTGGATACGAGAAAACGAGCTAGAAATTACTGATGACACAAAGATACTATCTGATGCTATTGCTTATGATGCAGCATTGCGCCCAGACGAAGTAATATTTGTTACCAATGACCTAGCTCTCAAGCATATTGCGAATCTCTACTTTGGAGATGGTATGATTGAGAGTATTCCAGAAGAGAAGGATGATTATACTGGATATCTGGAAGTCGTCGCTAATGATGAAATGCTTACCAATTTCTATCAAGATATTAAAAAGAATTGGTGGGATTTAAAAGTAGGGCAGTATCTTATCATAAAGAACCCCGAAGGCGAAGTTATTGATACTCGATGCTGGACAGGCGAAGAATATCGGTATTTGAAATACGAGAACTTTAACTCTAAAGATTTTGGTAAAGTCAAACCATATGACATTTATCAGAAACTTTTATTTGATAGCCTTTCTAATAATATTATAACTATGGTAAAGGGACCGGCCGGCTCCGGAAAAACAATCGCAAGTCTCGGCTACTTAATGAGCAAGCTGGAAAGACATGAAATTGATAGAATTATTGTCTTCTGCAATACTGTTGCAACAGCAGACGCCGCAAGACTCGGATTTCTACCTGGAACAAGAGACGAAAAGCTTTTGGATTCACAAATTGGAAATCTTCTTATTAGTAAGTTTGGAGATCGCATCGCGGTTGAAGAACTAATGAATGAAGGAAAGCTAGTATTACTGCCCTTCTCAGACCTTCGTGGCTACGACACAACTGGTATGCGCGCAGGTATTTATATTTCAGAGGCTCAAAATTTAAGCCGTAGCCTAATGAAACTAGCTCTACAACGTGTTGGAAATGACTGCATATGCATTATAGATGGCGACGTCAAGAGCCAAGTAGACTCTATAGCGTTTGCAGGAGAAAATAATGGTATGCGACGTGCTTCCAAGGTTTATAGAGGACATAACGTATATGGTGAAGTTACATTAAAGAATATCTATAGAAGCGAGATAGCTAAGATAGCAGAAGAGATATAATATTTTAAAGCCCGCTCTTAAGAGCGGGCTTTATTTTTTTATTTTTATATGTTATAATAAATAATAAAAAAGAATAGGAAAATTAAAAAGTAATTATTATAGCTTAAAGCGGGGGATAGCATGGAACTTACAAAGTATTTTGTTGCCGTTGGTTTTACCGGAAACGGATCGCTAGGATTCAACGTAGAAACTGGAAGTGAAGAAATGGCAAAACTTATAGTCTTACAAGACTATTTGCCTAAAGAGCTTCTCGATATGATTGAGAATATTATAGTTGTTCCTCAGTATCGAATTGATATTTTAGAGAAAAAGGAGAGATAGCATGAGCGTACTGATAAAAGGCATGGATATGCCGAAAAGCTGTGAGGAATGCCCCTTTGAAAATCGTAAGTATAACCTCAGTTTTTGCGTGGCAGGCGCTTATAAAATTCCCACCTGGGATAATCGCCGTCTTAAGGGTAGAAATCCTGATTGCCCGTTAGTAGAAGTCGAAGCGCCGCACAGCGATTTGGTTGACCGTGACGCGCTATTAGAAGAATGGCCAAGCGGCGGTTGTGGTAGCAGGGAATGGGTTGAAACTATTAGAGAATCTATAAAACTTGCTACAACAGTGATTACAGCGGAGGAATGAGCATGGGCGTGTATAATCCGTGGGCTGAAATGCCGCGAAGCTGTGTTGTATGCGATTACCGAGATAAATGCCCGCTATTCAGCCAAAACTTTTATGGGCTTTCATCGTACAAGCATGACAGTTGCCCGTTGGTCGAAACCCCCGTACCGCATGGGCGGCTGATTGATGCGGACGCGATATTGAACGAATCAGGCAATTATATTGAGTTGTATGGTCACGACAAACTTTACCACGAAACGATATTGCAGAACGCGTCCACGGTAATTGGAGCGGAGGATGAATGAATGAAATGGACAGATATACTACCTCAAGAAGCTATAGTTAAAATGAAAGAGTTGGCAAATCGCGCAGAAGAAGAGCGAAAGAAGGGCAAAATTATATGCCCTTCTCAAGAAAATATTTTTCGTGCTTTACAATTAACACCACCAGACAGAATTAAAGTCTGCATCATCGGACAAGATCCTTATCATTCTGGAATAGATGTCGCTAATGGTCTCGCATTCTCTGTCGCGCCTAAAAACCCCCTCCAGCCGAGCCTTCGCAATATCTTCAAAGAACTTAGAAGCGATATTGGGTGCGGCGTCCCGGCCTGTGGTGACCTCACACCATGGGCTGAACGTGGTGTACTCTTACTTAATACTGTTCTTACAGTCGAGGCTCATAAAGCCAATAGCCACGCAGACTGGGGGTGGCAAGAGTTTACTAGCGAGGTTTTTAGAGTATGTTCATTCTTGCCTCAGCCTATCGTATTTATTGCGTGGGGCAAGAGTGCTCAAGACATTGTATGGAGATTTTTCCCACCTGGAACGGGATGGGAGGCGCTTATGAGCAACCGCCGCAAGGCTTGTATTTTTAGCACCCATCCATCTCCTTTTAGCGCCACAAGAGCTTCCTCAACTGCACCTGCTTTTGTTGGTAGTAAGCCGTTTTCGACAGCTAATAGATGTTTGGAGAAGATGGGCGCAGAACCTATAGATTGGAGTTTACCGTAATGGAAGAACAATTTATTTCTAAAACACGATTGCTGAAAGCTATTGAGAAGAGTCGATTCGACAATCCACATAATGATCCAAAAGTTCGAGCTAATCATGATTATGAACATGACCACTTTTCTTATATGGTTCTTAACACACCAAATGCCGATGTGCGGCCTGTGGTTCATGCGCGGTGGATTGAAAACGAAGACAGCTACGCAGAACCGCCGAAAGAGCAGAACATGACTTGCTCAAATTGCGGTCAACGCAGTAACCGCCCTGTTGGAAACTTTTGCAGATGGTGCGGCGCGGATATGCGGGAGGTGACCCCTGATGACCAGAGATAAACTCGTCAGAGCTGTCGATGCTATTGAAGATTTAATGATCGACACTGGCAAAGGCACGACTCGCATTGATAGAATTATCTGGTGGGCTTGTAAATCTATCTGGCCGACATTACAGAAGGAATTGAGGAGAAAGGAAGAAAATGAAGTTTCTACATGAATATTCACATTACCCAAACGGTCAAGTTATAGAAAATGGTTATTGGGCGATAGAAGGGGATCGCCTGGTAAATTCCTGCGGTGGTTGGCACCCTTATACCCCTAGCCCAGATGACGAAATTATTGATAGCGATTGGGACACAATCGAGAAATTATATGCCAAATCAAAGATTAATAATGACGCTACGACAGGGTGGATTGCTCCAGACGGAACATTCTATGGCTGTGATTATAGGAGCCATGGATGGATAGCACGATATCTTGACATGACGGAACGAGAAATGGAAATACATGGTTATGTAAAGATATTTGATGTTTTCCCAAACTCCTATGATGGCGTAAAATATGGATATTGGTGTGAGAAGCACCTTACCGAAGCTCAAAAGAAAGTTCTTGAGCAGAAAGGAATTGTGATATTTGAATGAGACTATGGCACGAAGCATTACTTCCGTATCTTCCTCGGCAACAATTATTGGGCCAGCATAGGGAAGTATGCGCACTCAGGGGCAGAGGCTGGGGTCGCAATCACTCGGTTGTAAATTATGTCTTTGAGCATCCTAAAGAGTGGCTCTGGGCCTACCATATGAGAGTAATGAGCGAGATGCTTAATCGAGGTTATCATCCTGATATGAAGTGGGCAGATATGAGATATCAAGGAGAATCATTGCCACTAAGAGATATCGTTGATGGTGCTGAAGAGGTTGATATGGCTGGAATGACAGAAAAGCTCGAATCTGGCGATTATATTTACCCCGAGCATGATGATGCGTACCTTGAAGAGTGCTTAAAGAATCTTGAAGGTAAAGGAATTTATTTAAGAGAACAGGTCGATAAAAATGACTGATGTTGAAGTTCTACAACGAGAACTTGAATGTGTCAAGCGCCAACAATGCGACAGAGACTGTTTTCACTGCGACCTTGTTATGGAGGAGCAAGATATCATTCGAGCACTTACACACGCTATCAATGTTTTAACGCTAGATGTTTGAACATCTAGCGTTTTTATTAGCTGTAGCTTGATTTTATTATAAAAATAAGGTATAATATATATATATAATAGAAAAAAGTGAATGAAAACTTTAACAAAAGGAGGTTATAACTCTTGGCTGACAAAACCCTATACACAGAAAAAAGTATCGAGTCACTTAGCCCACTAGAGTTTACAAGGCTCCGGCCGCAGGTATACGCCGGTGATTGTACCTACTCAACTCAGCTCCTAGTCGAAATTCTCGCTAATGCGATCGACGAGTTCCGTCTTGGTCACGGCTCGGATATCGACGTCAACATCAATAAGGACATAGTGCTTGTCCGTGACTATGGACAAGGCTTCCTAGTTAATTCTACCCGCGAAGACGGCAAGACCGTTCTCGAAGCCGCGTTCTCTGTTCTTAACACTTCCGGTAAATACCACGATGATGGTGTTTATGAAGGTACGTCACTCGGCTCCTTCGGTATCGGTAGTAAAATCACTACCTTCCTCTCTCATTGGCTCCGTGTAACTACTTACCGCGATGGGCAATATGAGCAGCTTGATTTCAAGGAAGGTGTTTTTGATAAGCGGCAGGTCGGGAAAACAATCAATCCTCATATCACTGGCACAGAAGTATCTTGGCAGCCTAGCGAGCAATTCTTCACCCATACCGAGGTAGACGTTCCTATTATTACTAAGCTAATCCAAACGCTTGTGTGTCTGTGTCCCGGGCTCACAATTAACCTTCAAGTAAATGGGAATACCTCTCATTATCATTCTGAGCATGGAATTGACGACCTTGTAGACCAAGGTACTAACGGTAAGGAAATCATCAAGAACCGTTTCTCTACCCATTTCGAAGAAGGTAAGAATAAACTCGACCTCGTCCTCACCTATACCTCTAACCATTCTCTAACTATTGTTCCTTATGTCAATACAGGACTTACAGAGAGCGGTCCGCATATCGTCCAGATTAAGACCCTTCTCACTCGCGAGTTCAATAAGTTCTTCCGAGAGAAAGGCTACCTCAAAGAGAAGGACGAAAATCTATCGGGCGACGATATCCAAGAAGGTATGTACCTTGTCTTTAATGTCACCGCACCTAATGTGGCTTACGATGCACAGGTCAAGTCCCGTGTCACTAGGCTGGAAATGAAGCCATTTACTTCTGCTCTTGCTGAAAACTTGCAATTCTGGTTGCAAGCTAATGAGAAGGAAGTTAAAGCAATTGCGGAAAAGGCATTGACTGCGCGCAAAGCCCGTGAAGCAGCTCGCAAGGCTCGCGATGCAGTCAGGGATATCAAGCCAAAAGAGAAAAACACCCTTAAGGCTAAGATGGCTTTGAGCGATAAATTTATTGACTGTACTAACAAAGACCCCGATAAGCGTACTTTAATTATCGTCGAAGGCGTGTCCGCGGCAGGAGCAGTTATCGAGGCTCGTAATCCTCAGACAGATGCCATCTATCTTCTCCGCGGTAAAATTATCAGCCCTCTTAAAACAGATGTTTCTAAGATCCTCGCCAATCAAGAGATGAGCGATTTAGTGAAGGTTATTGGCGCTGGTTTTGATAAGACTTTTGACCTTAGTAAGATGAACTTCAGTAAGATTCTTATCGCCACCGACCAAGATTCAGATGGTGAAGATATCGAACTTATGCTCACCACTTTCTTCTTTACGTACATGCGGCCGCTCGTGCTTGCTGGCAAACTCTACCGTGCTGTAACGCCTCTATATATCGTCCGCCGCAACGGAAAAGAGCAATACTTCTATAGTGAAGAAGAATACCAAAATTGGCGAAAAGTAGATGGCAAAGGTGATGTTACTCGCGCGAAGGGCCTTGGTGAATTGAACGCTCCTGACCTGCACGCAGTTTGCTTTGAACACGAACGCTATAAGAGGCTTACGGTTAATGACGAAAAGGCTGTAACCGCTCTGCTAGAGACCTTGATGGGTAGCGCTATCGAACCCCGCAAACAATATATCTATAATAACGCAGAAAGGCTAGGGTTTAACTTCGTATGAGGAGGGTGTAATATGGGGTTTATTTATAAAATAAGTTGTCCATATTCTTCAAAAGTCTATATTGGACAAACTATCAATTCAATATAGACGCGATTTCAATAGCATATTAGACGAGACAGCGGAACAAAACTCGCTTAGGCGTTTCAAAAATATGGAATCGAATCATTTAGCGTTGATTTAGTAGAAGAAGTCGACAACGAACGATTAAATGAGCGTGAAATTTTTTGGATCAGTCATTATGATTCATATAACCATGGCTATAATATGACTCCTGGCGGACAAACAACGGTTTATGCAGTAGAGCAAACAAAAAAAGCCGTAGAAAAACGAGACAAAGATACCTTTGAATTATTAGCGGTATATCCTTCTTTAGCCGAAGCAGCTAGAAGTTTAGGACTAGAGGGCGCAGAAAATAAACGAAAAAATTTAACAAAATGCTGTCATCGAGAAATCCATGAAATCTATGGTTTCAGATGGAACTTTGTTGGAGAACCGCCTGATACAATAAAAATGGGCATGGTTAGAAGAATTCCTGTTTATATGTGCGATAAAAACACAAAAGAAATCTTGCAAAAATTTGATAGCGCAAAAGCGGCTAGTATTTATTTGGGTAAAATAAATGGAAGCCAAATTACTGCCTGTTGCAAGAAGCGTATTCCCAGTGCTTATGGGTATTTTTGGAGATATGTAAATGAATAATGAAAAAATTTCTCAGATAACCGAGATAGACATTCTCGAAGAAGCTAAAGAAAATTTCTTAGTTTATAGTGAGGAGGTCTTGACAGACCGAGCAATTCCGAGCGTTGAAGACGGTCTTCTATCCTCCCAGCGCAAAATTCTCTGGACGATGGAAGATCCTTTGAAGATGACTTCAAAGGGCAAGACAAAGAAAAGTCAGAGTGTTGTAGGTTCAACGCTTTCTACTTCTTACTTCCACGGCGATGCAGCCTGCTATGGCGTTCTCAGTAAGATGGCGCAAACCTATCTAATGCGCTATCCTCTGATCGATGGTCAAGGTAACCTCGGTACACAGGCAGATAACTCTATGGTATCTGCTCCTCGTTATACAGAAGCCAAGCCTTCCGTCTATACAGACCTCATGATGACTGATTTTAAGAAGGACGTTGTCCCTCTTAAAGAAACCTATAACAACGAGTACATGGAGCCAGTGGTTCTCCCAGGTCTTTTCCCCAACGCCATCTGCAATGGCCGCCAAGCCATCGGTATCTCCATGGCGCACAATTCAATGTGCCATAATCTTACCGAAACGTGCAATGCGATTATTAAATATCTTGAGCAGGGCAGCCTTACGATTGACGAGCTACTCGAAATCATGCCTGGTCCTGACTTCCCGCTAAGCCAGACAGTAATCAATAAAGATGCAGTGCGTGAAGCGTTCGCTACAGGTAAGTCTAAAACCTCTCTAAAGCTACGCGGCGACTTTCATGTTGATGGTAACAAAATTATCTTTACTACTATCCCATATCGCACTTATCGTAATAAGATAACTGAACAATTCAATAAAAACATTGATGTATTCAGCGAAGTCTTTACAGACTTTAATGACGAGAGCAAACTCGGTCAAAATAAGTTGATCTTCACTCTAAAGCCCGGCATTGCCCCAGACAGAGCAGTTGCCCTTCTATTTGATCTCACCGACCTGCAAACTTCCGTATCTTACAACATGAACTTCATTGTTAATGGTACACCGAAGCTTTGCTCAATGATTGACCTTATCAGATATTACTGTGAACATCAAGAGGAAGTCCTCATTAAAGCTACGGAGTTTGATAAGGATAAGGCTGTAAAACGCGCTCATATCCTCGAAGGGTTGATAGCGGCAGTCGATAAAATTGATGAAGTCATCGCTCTTATTAAGCAGTCTGAATCTCGTGCCGAAGCAGCAGCTGGTCTTATTAAGCTTCTCTCTATCGACGATATCCAAGCGAAAGCAATTCTTGATATGAAGCTTGGAAACCTTACTCGTATCGACAAGCAAGAGTTAGTGAATGAGCTAAAGGAAAAGAGAGAGTTTATTGCAAAATGCGACGAGATTTTGAATGATAAGAGCGTGCGGGCCCGCGTGCTCATCGGGCGAGTAACCAAGCTTCGTGACGTCTATGGAGACGCTCGCCGCACGAAGCTCGAACAATACAAGGTCGAACCTAAAGCCAAGAAGGAAGTTCCTATTAAGGAGCCTGAGGACGTAGTGGTTTTGATCTCGAATAATGGCGCCGCTAAGCGGGTGGCCCGCAAGTCCTTCAGAGTTCAAAAGCGTAATACCGCAGGCGTAAAAACCAATGGTGATATCACTGCTTTCTCTGTCTCAACCAACACTATAGATTCTCTACTTATCTTTACAACAAAAGGTAAGATGTATAGGCTCCTGGTGGAGAAGATCCCCGAAGGTTCTAATACTTCAAATGGCACTTTCCTCTCTAACTTAATTGAATTTGACAAAGATGAGTCTCCCATTGCATATGCTACTGTAAATACAGATACAGCTAACAAATACTTATTCTTTGCTACGAAAAATGGAGTTATCAAGAAAGTTCCTTTGGAAGAATATCTTAATACCAAGCGTTCCGGGGTACTAGCAATCTCCTTTAAAGATGGTGATGAACTAGCGTCAGTAACCTTCATTAATCAAGAGGAAATGATGTTGGTTACAAAGGACGGTATGGTCATTCGATTCCCAACCGCGACAATGCCAATCTCTAGTAGAATTGCTCAAGGCGTTAAGGGTATTGGATTGAATGATGGAGACGAGGTATTGGTTGCCCTACCTATTACTAACCCCGAAAATTCTTTGGCTGTTGTTTCAACAACAGGAAAAGGTAAGAAGACCAAACTCTCTGAATTCACGAGTCAGAACCGTGGAGGTAAGGGTATTGCTTGCTACAAGGAAGAAGTAGCTGGCGCTGCACTTATCTCAGAAGAGGATAATATTCTAATAAGTGGTAATAAATCTTCTATAGTGATTGCGGCCGGCGATATCCCGCTACTAGGACGCACGACTGCTGGTAACATCTTGTTAAAAAACAATGATGCAGTAGTCTCCATTGCTAAGTTCTAAGGAGGGAGAGTAATCTCTCCCTCCACTTGACAGAAATTTCAATATATTATATTATACTTATAAAGTAAATATATTATAATATATATTATTATTATTATTAAATCTATATTATTGTGAGGAGTCTCTGTATATGGGTTTCGATATAGCTAAAGTAGAGAAACTTTATCCCGGCGCAGGTCCTTTCATGCAGGAAGCGATGCTCATATGGAAGCTTCCCGCAGGAAAAGAAAATAAAATGAGCGAAGTTTGCTCTAATGGCGAATATTTTGCCGAAGAGAAGATTGACGGTGCGTGGTATCAATTCACCAAAGGAACCGGAGGTCAAGAATATCTCTTCGGTCGCACTACCTCACGCGTAACAGGTCTTATGACAGAAAAGGGACAGAATGTTCCCCACATTCTTTCTGCTCTTAATTGTTTGCCTAACGGGACAGCTTTGATCGGTGAGGTATATTTCGATGGAGGCACAGCGAGAGATACTGTTACTATTACGGGATGTCTTCCGCAAGAAGCAGTTCGTCGTCAGAATAATCCAAAAGGAAAAGGTTTAATTAAATATTACGTTCATGATATTATATTCTATGATGGCGAAAATTTAATGGGAACTGGTGCTTTTGATAGATACGCTATCCTCCAAGCCATCTGGCAGAAGTATGAGTTATCTAAATTTCCTTTCCTACGTCTTGCTACTATTGTTGAAACAGGTATTGAAGAAGAGGTCTCTCGAATCCTCGCTGCGGGAGGAGAAGGCATGGTATTAAAGAAGAGAGATGCCGTCTATAGCCCAGGAAAGCGCCCTGCATGGAGTGCTATAAAGTTCAAGCAGATGGATTCAGAGGATCTCGTTTGTACTCGTACAATCGCACCTACAAAAGAATACACTGGTAAGGAACTTGATACATGGCAGTATTGGGGAAGAATGACATATATCTTCAATGAAACGACTAAAGAAGGGGTTCCTTGTGAAGTTATTTCCTGCTGTGGACCGACCGACGACAGTGATGAATGGTATCCAATAACTAAACCCTATGCTCTTAAATGGCCCTCTGCTATTGGTATCGGCGCATATGACGACAATGGCGAGCTAAAAGAAATTGGTACTATTTCGTCTGGTCTTACTGACGCTGATAAACAAGCAATGGCTGATAATCCAGATGCTTTTATTGGCAAAGTTATGCATTGTTACGGCATGTCAAGAGATCGAAAAGAGCAAACATTTAGACACTTCTCCTTTGGTGGTTGGAGAGATGACAAAGATGCTAAAGATTGCAAACTAAGCGAGATCTTTGGCAGCTAATAGTTGAAAAAACAAAAAAAATATTTTATTATATATTCACAATAGTAAAGGAGGTTGCCAATGACCCGTACTCAGATAAATAAGCTTGCAAATACCATAGTCTCTTATGAGCAAGCCTTAAAAGATCCTAATAACTCGTATGAAAAAAAGAAAGAGGCCGAGTCACAAATCAACCAAATTGCTATGATGCTTTCTAGGTTGCCAAACGGTCTACGAGTAATGCAACAAGTGGATGAAGTAGTACAATTAAAACTAGAGAGCATAAATATTTAGAAAGAAGGATAATTATTATGGCAGCAATGAAAGAGAATTCCCGCAAGGTACTTACCTATCTACAGGATCACAATGGCGAAGATCTTATCGCAGCAGACGTCGCCGAGGCTCTTGGGCTCGAGAAGCGTTCTGTCGACGGTATCTTTACTGCATTCCAGAAGAAGGAACTTGGCTATCGCCAGGAGACCGAACGCGAGAATGAAGATGGAACCCATTCTAAGGTTAAGCTCCTAAAGCTCACAGATGCCGGGCTTGCATTCAATCCCGACGCGGAAGAGAACAAGGACTAAGAAACAATAGCGAGAAGTTGATACTTTTAACTTCTCGCTAATTTTCTACCCATGTTTTACGGTTTAATTATCGAAGGCATCTGTCTACTTGCTCTTTTTATTCTGTACTTGCGGGCGCGAGGTCAAGCGCGGCATACAGTCTAGCGTAACGACGCCATAGAGCAAGAAAACTAGCAATTGGCTAATACAAATGACTAGCTACGTATTGAGTAGATGGCTCTTAATGAGTAGCGCAATGCTTCAGAGAAGCACTTAGAGTCATTAAAAACTTAGGTGTAGGCATAGGGCAACATTTTATAGAGCTACACTTTAACCACCCAATAGCTTGAAAAAGACGCCAAAGAGCGGGCTGAGCAGAGCTATTAGGCGGCGGCCGCAAGCCTAGCACAAAAGTATGGTTAGCAAGAAGCTGAATTAGAAACAACTTATTAGCAACACTCATAGTAGTTATTATCCCGTATTAAAGAAGAAGAAAATAAGCTAAAAGATTTAGAAGATAAATAGCTTGCTTATATTAAAGCAAAACAACGAGAAGAAGAAATTGCTGCTTAGCGAGATTATTATCGACTAGTTCTTGAAGATATAGATTGTGAAGAGATAAAGCTTCTTCGTAATTTATAGGTACAATTCTCAAGGAAAGAAGCCATCGATAAGCTTATATGGGAGAGTTACTACAAAGCAGCTTACGACCTCTTGATGACGCATTTGTTCTAGAGTTCTGATAAATTATGCGGCATCTATAAAATCACTAATCTTGAAAACGGTTAGGCGTATATTGGGCAGTCTGTTGATATAAAAGAGCGGTTTAGATAGCATATCAAATCTGCTCTAACAAGCGGCCCTACAACCAATAAGCTATATCAATAGATGAAGAAATACTAGCCCGAAAATTTCACTTTTGAAATACTGGAATCGGTTTCGCGAGATAAATTGAATGAACGAGAATAGTACTGGATAGACTTTTATAAAACAAAAGACTATGGAATGAATGGGACAAAAGGTGGGTCATGAATACTGATTGGTTAAAAACTAAATATACATGCAGCCTCTGTGGTCGACAAACAGACGTGACAGGAAGTGTCATCCCCACAGAGTATCAAGGCTATATACTATGTATAGCTTGCGGGCAGATGCTCTATACTTGCGGCACTTGCAAACATAATGCCTGCGGGGTCGACAATGCTCTTCATGGCGGCCAATGCCCAGTTAGTCCAGTCGTACAGGTTGTAACGCAAGACGGTTTCATGACAATGGAGCGGCCTGAAATCAATCCGCGATTAGTAGATATTTACTGCGAGGATTGCATATGCCGTGACGATAAACGATGCGTACATTTTACAGTACATTCATGTGATAAATATGAGATAATGGAGAAGAAATATAAATGAGTGAACGTATAATTGGAACAGCGAGTTATCGCTGTGTAAATAACGCTGTTGTCTATGACTTGGAAGAAAGTTTGATCGCTAGTGGGTATCCAATGAGGACGACAGCTCCGGACGGCACAATGACAGATAGGGATATAGCAAGAGGTAGTACGTTGTCTGCCGCAGCGAATGGTATTAACCACGCGCATGACCAGTTTCTTTCTGGTATCCGAGTGAACTTCGATCTTACTTTTAGTAATAAGGCTTGGATTGAAGCGGAACGTTATAGGTTCCTAACTTTTGTAAGTTCTCAGTCTACGATGCATCGCATTACCAAGTTTGATATTAAGAACCAGTGTAATAAGTACGTGCGGCCGGAGGTTATCTCGCTACTAGAGAACTTGGTTCACGAGTATCATATCATGACCAGTGAACGCGATGAAGCTCCTGGTCTTGAAAAAGCAGAATGGGACAAGAAGCTTGCTGAGAAATACCTCGAAATTCTCTATAATACCCCCTCTGGCTTTGAACTCACGGCTCGTATGTCTACCAATTATCGCTGTCTCAAGAATATCTATAACCAGCGTAAAGATCATCGCCTCCCCGAATGGAGAGAATTTTGCAGCTGGATAGAGACTTTGCCATATGCGCATGAATTAATTCTATGTGATAGCAAGACCTAATGCGCTTTATTGACTTATTATTCATTTTATTGTATAATAGATATATAGAATGAAAGAAAAGGATAAAAGGATAAAAAGTTATGAACAAAGCTTATGTATTGTTTGAAGGAATCGTAACTAACTATGGTATTTCCCGCGATGATGAAATGGTTAAAGAGCTCTATGAGCTTCTTAACGCGCAGTCTGACCCCAGTAAGCCAGAAGTAACTGAAGCTGGTCTCGCAATTCTTGAATATATGCAGAATTGCGAAACTTCCAATCTCAAAGCCAAGGATATCGCTGAAGGCATGGGAGTTGCTTCTCGTAAGGTGTCTGGTTCTATTCGTAAGCTCGTAACAGACCAGTTTGTGGAAAAGGTAGGGCAAAATCCCGTTATCTACTCTCTTACAAGCAAAGGAAAAGAATTTGATACCAAGACTTATAAAGAACAACTGCAAGACAAATAAGAACAATTAAAGGAGAATTAAGTAATGAAGAAGAATATGTATAACTCTTGCCACATTGAAGGCTATCTCTATGAGCACAACCTTGAGCTCAAGACTACCGGCGAGAAGTCTAAGAACCCTGGCACTGAATTTATCACTGGGTCGATTGGCATCGCTACCGATGATGATATGATGAATGTCGTGCAGGTACATTTTACCTATGTAACTGCCGTTACCTCTAAGGGTAAGCCTAATAACACCTTTAATACTCTTCAGGCGATTATTGACGAGAAGCTTCCAAGCGTCATGGGCTCCGGCAAGGAGAATGCCGCTCGTCTCCGCGTTGACTCTGCTATTGCTTTGAACGAGTGGTATGACAGTCGTACCGAGGGCAATCCTCTTATCTCCGTTAAGCGTAACGAGGGCGGTTTTGTCCATCAGATGACCATGGCAGAGCAGCTTAATGAAGATCCTCATGCTCGTGCCACCTTTGATTGCGATATCCTTCTCACAAAGGCAACTCGTGTTGAAGCTAACCCCGAGCGCAATATCCCCGAGAAGGTCGTTCTTAAGGGTTACATCTTCGATTTCCGTAAGAGCATTATGCCTGTTGAGTTCTCTGTGACCAAGCCTGGCGCTATGAATTACTTTGAGGGTCTTGACCTCTCTAGTAAGAATCCTCTCTTTACCCGTATCAAAGGCGAGCAGATCTCTCAGACCATTGAGCGCAAGATTGAGGAAGAGTCTGCGTTTGGTGACGTCAACGTTCGCACTGTAAAGAGTTCTCAGCGTGACTTTGTGGTTACCTGGGCCGCTAAGGAGCCTTATGAGTGGGATACTGAAGATACCCTTCTTGGTTCCGAAGTTGAGAAAGCTCTTGCTGATCGTGAGGTTTACCTTGCTGATGTGAAGAAGCGCCAGGATGAATATCTTGCCTCTAAGGGTAATGCTATTGCAGATGCCCCTGCTACCACTCCTAAAAAGGGAACTTATGACTTCTAAGGGGAAACCCTTAGAAGTCTATAGGAGGTAACATATGGCTATTGATCTTTTAGCAATAGAACCTCATAAGGTTAGTACTGATCTCTCGGGGTATATTACCTACCTCTATGGAGCTGCTAAGGTCGGTAAAACAACTCTTTGTAGTAAATTTCCTGGCACATTGATCCTGGCTTTTGAGCGTGGTTATAACGCCCTGCCTGGCGTTATGGTTCAAGACATTACTCGTTGGAGCGAATTCCGAGAAGTTATTCGTGAACTCAAGAAGCCAGAGGTTAAAGAGAAGTTTTCAACTATCGTAGTTGACACTGTTGATGTTGCTGGTTCTCTCTGCGATAAGTATATCTGTAATCAGCTTGGCATTGATACCCTTGGTGAGGGTGGATGGTCGGTGAACGGTTGGGCAGCATATAAGAAAGAGCTTGAAGACTGCTTCCGCACTATTACTCAGATGGGCTATGCCTTGGTGTGCATTAGCCATGACCAAGATAAGACATTCAAGCGCAAAGACGGCACCGAATATAACCAAGTTGTTCCTACTGCACAGAAGAGCTTGAACAATATCATTCGTGATATGGCTGACCTTTATCTTTACGCAGCAATAGACGAGAGCACCAAAGAGCGTAAACTCATTGTTCGTTCTCTTGATAATACTGTTGACTGCGGCAGCCGCTTTAAGTATATGGCTAACGAGATTCCTCTCGACTACAACGCTCTTGTAAAGGCGCTGAATGACGCCATTGATGAAGAAGCTAAGGAACACGACAATCAGTTTGTTACTAACGAGAAGATAAAGCCTCTTGAGGCTACTCCAAAGCAGGACTTCAACTCTATGAAGGATGAATTTGGCGAGCTAGTTGGCAAGGTCATGCAATCCAATCCAGCTAACGCCGCAAGCATCACGGCCATCGTTGACAAGTATCTCGGTAAAGGCAAGAAGGTTGGAGATTGCAATCCTGCTCAAAGTGAACAGCTCGAGCTGATACTAGTCGAGCTTCGCGACCTCGCAAACAATAACTAAATACTCTACAAAGGGAGGGCTTGCCAGCACGAGCCTTCCCTTGACTTTTTTTTTATTATACGTTATAATATAAAAGGAAGGAGTGAACAGCTTGGCAAAACAACCGAAAGTTAAATGTCCCATATGCGGGGAACAATTCTATAGGGAAGATACTCCTTTTATCAAAATAAAGACACGTTATTACCATACTTCTTGCTACGAAGCAGTAGAGGCTGCGAAGACAGAGGAAGAAAAAGAGCATGAGCGTTTGATTGAATATATCAAACAATTATTTAATGTAAATATATTAACTGTAAAGATAAATAAACAAATAAAAGACTATATAGAAAAAGGTTACTCTTACAAAGGAATTAGAAAAACTTTACAATATTGGTTTGAAATTAAGGGTAATTCTATTGAGAAAGCGAATGGTGGCATTGGAATAGTACCGTACACCTATGAGCAGGCGCTTACATATTGGAGAGGAATTTGGGAAGCTCAGCAGCGCAATCAACAGACAGGTGTAGCCGAGATTACTATCCCAGTTAGAGAAATCCGTATCGCTCCTCCAGAAAGGAAGCCCATGAAAATCACGCGCAAATTATTTACCTTTTTAGAAGAGGATGGTGAGGATTAGTGAATAGTTATAATGATCCTGCCGCAATCACTCAGGTTATAGGCTGTGTATTCAACAACCCCAGCTTATTGGATGAAACAGATAAATACACTATTTCTGATGATGACTTCCCCGAAGAGTTTCATAGAATTGTCTTTGGATCTATATATAATATTCATGCTACCCAAAGCGAAGTTACAATAGATGCCATAATTGATTATCTTGCCAATAGGCCAAAGTATGAAGCAGTATTCAATGTAAATAAAGGTATTGAATATCTTGCAGAAGCAAGTAGGTATGCTAAAGAAAATACCTTTAATTATTACTACGGTCGTATGAAGAAGTTTACTCTACTTCGTATGTATAATAAGTACGGTGTTGACGTTTCTTGGTTGTACTCTCCCTTGACTCTTGATACTCAACTTCGTCAGCAACAGGAAGATTGGTTAGATGCTACAAGCCTTGTAGATATAGCTAATAAAGTAGATAGCAAAATTGAAGAGATAAAGTCAAAATATGTTGACGATGAAATAGATGAAGGTATGCAGGCAGGCGAAGGTATTGATAATTTGCTTGAAGAACTGCAAAAACATCCCGAAGTTGGTATTCCTCTTTATGGTCCGCTTATAAACACTGTAACAAGAGGAGCAAGATTAAGAAAGTTTTACTTGCGGTCCGCGGCCACTGGCGTCGGTAAGACAAGGTCTATGGTCGCTGATGCCTGGAACTTTGCTGCTACAGAGATATATAGCGAGCAGTTCGGAATGTGGATTAAAAACGGGCCGTCACAGCCTACTCTCTTCATCGTAACAGAGCAGGATATGGGAGAGTTCCAGACCATGTCTCTTGCTTTTCTATCTGGAGTTGATGAAGGTCATATCCTTGATAATAGATATGAAGAAGGCGAATGGGATAGAATCCTTAAAGCCAAAGAAATTATCAAGAACAGTTGCTTGTGGGTTGAGCAGTTGCCAGATTTCTCTATTCAAGACGTCGAAGGAAAGATAAAGAAACATATAAGAGATCATGATGTAAAGTATGTATTCTTTGATTATCTGCACACTTCGATGAAAATTCTTGAAGAAGTTAGCCGACGTTCCGGTGGGGTTAAGTTGAGAGAAGATAATGTCCTGTTTATGCTTTCAACCCACTTGAAAGACTTGGCTAACCAATATGGAGTTTTTATTATGTCAGCAACACAATTGAATGCCGACTATCAAGATAGTGAAACGCCAGACCAAAACCTGCTGCGCGGAGCGAAGAGTATCGCAGATAGAATTGACGTTGGTATGATTCTATTGAGCGTGACAGATTCTGACTTGAAGAAGATAGAACCTATCATGGAGCTTCATCCAGAGTTCTCTTCTCCAATACTTAAAATTTCTGTTTATAAAAACAGAAGAGGCGCATATAGAGGATGCTATTTATTCTGTAGAGGTAATCTTGGAACTTGCAGAATAGAACCGATGTTTATGACCGATTGGCGACATCAGCTTATGTCGATTGAAGATATTAAAATATTTGTAGAAGATGACCTTCCTCCATGGGAAGATCAAAAATAAAAAGGAGATTTTTTATTATGAAGCACGCAGGAATTGAATATCAGATGACTAAGAAAATGTTTGATAGTCTTCTAAAAACGCGTTCAGAATCTGAAAAGAGTATGAACCCCTACGCCTTTGTTATGAAGGTTATTAATGAACAATTCGGTATCAAGGGGCAAGTAACCCACGTAACATTTTACGAATAATACCGCTAAGTAGCGGTCATTATTGTATTAAGAAAGGTAGATATAATGAGTCGCTACTTTGATAAAGATAAGCTAAAAGAAGCTCTTGAGCTTGGGCAGATCTACGATCTGCTTGAGCTCTGGGGCGGTGAGCCAGAAGAATTCGAAGGCGGACTAGTTTCTAGAACCATTTGCCACAACGTTCCAGGCGAGGGATCACGAAAACTGTATTATTATGAAAATACTCGCCTATTTCATTGCTTTACTGGTTGTATTGAACCTTCATTTGATATTTTTGAATTAGCTGCAAAAGTTGCAAAGATACAAAAAGGGGCAACTTGGGAACTTTATGACGCGATGTGCTTTATCGCTGACTACTTTGGCTTCGAAGGAGAAGAGCAAGAGGAAAAGAAGATAGAGCTTGCGGATTGGAAGGTTTTTAGTCGCCATAGGTATGGTGAAGTAAAGCTACCAAGTAAGGTAACTCTTCCAGAGTATAATCCAGTGATTCTTACTCGTTTTTCTTATCCTAGAATATCAAGCTGGGAAAAAGAAGGTATAGCGCCAGAAGTTGTGAAACGAAACGTAATAGGCTATTATGCAGGAGGCGAGCAGATCACTATTCCTCATTTTGACGAAGATGGTAGGCTTATAGGAATTAGAGGGAGATTTTTGTCAGAGGAAAGCGCTGATAGATACGGAAAATATCGTCCTCTATATGTCAATAAAACACTCTATAATCATCCACTAAGCATGAATTTATACAATCTCAACCACTCGCGTCCGCAGATAGCCAAGAGCGGAATAGCTTTAGTTTTTGAAAGTGAAAAGGCATGTCTACAATATCAGAGTTATTATGGCGGAGATAATGATATCTCCGTAGCTGTGTGCGGAAGCTCGGTTAGTAGCTACCAAATGCATCTTTTAAAGGAAAGTGGAGCGAGAGAAATAGTGTATTGCTTTGACCGTGACTTTGAAGAGATAGGCGATGACAAATTCAATAGATTAAAAACAAAGATAACTCACTTATATAATAAGTATAGCAATTCTTTAAAGATTTCTATTGTATTTGATAAGAATATGATTACTGGACTTCATTCTTCTCCTATTGATGAAGGCAAAGAAAAATTTGAGCAACTATTAAATGAAAGGATTATGTCACTATGAATCTTGTACCTGCAATTAAAGAGCTTGAATCAGAAATTAGAAAAATGCGTTATGAGTTCGAGCGGAAGGTTAAACCCTATGAAGAGTCTATTGCTCAACTTAGAAAGTTAAATGATGCTTGTGAATACTGTAATGGTGCGGGTAAAGTATTGCGTTCTAGAGCCTGCGCCGAAGATGATCCCCCAGATGCCAATGACCCTAGAGACTGGCTTGTATGTGATCATTGCCGTGGTACGGGAAAATGCAAGAAAAAGGAGAGCTGATATAATGTAGTTTAATAATAAGTAAAGGATTTGATTTAATTGGACTATACACTTATAAACCCCATAAACCCCAAAATATCCCCTATTGAATAGGTGCTTGTTAATCGAGGGTTTAAACTAGAAGATATCCCTCATTATCTTCATGTAACGAAAGAGGACAATTTATCTCCGCGACTTTTGAATAATATTGATAGAGCTGTCTCTCTTTTAGGTAAACATATAATGGATGATAATTCTCATATCCATATATAGGTAGATAGTGACTGCGATGGTTATACCAGTGCAGCTTGTTTGCTAGATTATATTTACCTAGCTTTTCCAACCGCTATATCAAAGTTCTCCTATTCCTTCCATGATGATAAAACTCACGGCATTGATACAAAAAACATACCAAGTGACACCACATTAGTAATAGCACCTGATGCTTCTAGTAATGAATATGATACTCATAAAGCTCTTTCAGAAAAAGGCATTGATGTATTGGTAATAGACCACCACCAAGCCGATAGGATCTCTGAGTACGCCTGTGTTGTGAATAATCAGCTATGTGACTACCCCAATAAGGCATTAAGTGGCGTAGGTGTGGTATATAAAGTTTGTCAGCGCTTCGACGAACTTATGAATACTGACTATGCAAACCAACTAGTAGATTTAGTCATGCTGGGGCTCACGGGAGATATGATGGACTTGCGATCTCTTGAGACTAAATATCTCGTAAATCAAGGTATCGCGCATCTTAGAAACCCGTTTATTAAGGGCATGGCGGAGAAGAATGAACATTCGCTCGGTTCGCAAATTACACCCATTGGTGTTGCTTTCTATATTGTACCATATGTTAATGCTGTAACAAGAGTAGGGACACAAGAAGAGAAGTAGCTGCTTTTTAAAAGTATGCTAAACTGGGAAGCTTTTAATATTGTACCCTCTACTAAGAAAGGCTGTAAAGGGCAGACAGAAACTATCGTAACACAAGCTGTTCGTACTTGCCAAAATATCAAGAACCGTCAAACAAAAGTACAGGAAGCCGCGGTAGAAGATCTTGAAGAGCTGATTGCGGCCGCCGGGTTACTGGAGCATAAAGTCTTAATCTTCCAGCTCGATGACTCATTCTCTATTACGCCAGAACTTCGAGGTCTGATAGCGAATAAGTTCATGGCTAAATATTGTAGACCAGTACTTATGTTGTCACTCACAGAATACGAAGGTAAGCCCGCTTTAATGGGGTCTGCACGAGGTTATGAGAAATCAAAACTCTTGGATTTCCGCAAATTCTGTAGGGAATCTGGTCTGGTGTTCTTGGCTGAGGGTTAGCTTTAGTGTGGCCCTAAAACTTTTTTCCGTCTTATCAACGGGGTCGCTAATTAAATGGCCAATTCTGGACATTCTTGATTAGTTGGCTAACGAGAAAACCTAAATATAATAGAGGATATTATACATGGTAATCTCGTGGGAAGAATTATTCTTTATATGACGTCCTCTTAATTTAGAATTAAGGAGACATAAAGTATGTTAAAAAGCATCTATAAAATTACCAATACCCTAAATAACAAATGCTACATCGGTCAAACAGATGACGTAAAACGTAGATTTACTGAGCATAAAGCTCTAGGGTATGGTCGAGAAAATTCCATTTTATATCGCGCTATCAAAAAATACGGTCTTGAGAATTTTACATTTGAAGTAATTGAAGAGAATATTGAAAATTATAACGAAAGAGAAAAATATTGGATTGCATATTATGATTCATATTAGAGTGGCTACAATATGACACCAGGTGGAGAAGAGCCTCCAGTGAAATATGGAGAAAATCATCCTCTTGCAACGCACTCAAAAGCCGAATCCGAGGAAGTAAAAAATCTGTTACTGGCAACTCAAATGACCGTAAAAGAAATCGCTCAAAAGATGGCATATAACGTTTCTTCTATCATAAGAATTAATAATGGAGCACTTTGGCATGATGATACACTCGATTATCCGCTTAGAAAAGAATTAAGTAAAAAATTCAACGAAGACCGTGCATTAAGAATAATTGATGACTTGCTAAATACAAGTATGACCCAGAGAGAAATTGCCGTTAAATACGGAGTAGGACGCTCTACAGTAACAGC